GTCTCAAAGTGTATTTTTTATTTTGAGAATATTCTGAGACAACATTGAGACAAAAAAAGCTGTCTCAGAATTGTCTCAGAATATGTCTCAATGTTTTTACCCAACTCTGAGACACAAAAAACACCATTATTTCTTGAAATCTGCCGCCTTTTTAGTGTGGTCTTTGCAGTAAATTGTGTAGTTCATTCGGCTATCATCTTTAAGCCTCCCAATGTTGGAATAACCAAGTTCTAGCATGATATTCTTCAACCGGCTAGTCTTTGGAAAGTCACGATAGTTCTGGCTAAAACCATCAGTGGCAAGCCGTTGCAACTTAGTTAAATTAACAACAAACTCATTGATGTCATGCGTTTTAAAATCCTCAATCGCATCTTCCACGAGCAACACATCCTCCCCCCTGTTAAGCTCTAGCATATCGCCCTTAGCTTTGGTATCGGGCGCACGATTAAGACGTTTAAACGCATCGGGGATGCTATGGGTAAGTAACCAATCTAAAATTTCCCCTGCGTGTTGCCGCATATCATCATAAAGGTTGGAATAGTAGTCAGGATTGGTTTCTAAAAACTCCATAAGCTTTTCTTTTGATTGCCACTGTGAAAAGAGTACGCAATAACGTCTGTCGTTATTATCAATTGGTAGCGCATCCTTATAGTTGGTCAACGCAAAGTAATTCGTGGTATTCACGCACTCGTAAACATCGCGCTGCATACGTCTAATCGGCACTGTAGGATTAGCGATATAAGGTTTGAGTTTATTGAGCGTCTCGTACTTCTTATGGTTATCAAGCTTCAATTCCTCAATGAATATCATGCAATTGCCCTCAGCCCACGATGTAAATTTCTCGTCTAAAGATTCAACCGTAATGGTGCGACAATTAGTAGCCCCCAGCGCGTATTTCATCATCTCAGCCAAGAAACTCTTGCCGTCACCCTGCACACCTTGTAGCACCATCGCCCATTGCATTTTCTTGCCTTGAAACTGGACGTTGTGAGCAAGATAATTAATAACAAGCTGTTGTTCAGCAGGCTCAGGTAACAAGTGTGCGATGTGACCCTTGATGCGGTCAACAATCCCCGTGGTACCCATCGGCACCCGCTTCAGTGTGTTGGGTTTAAAAGTGTTAAAGTAGTCGACACCATCATAGGTAAATACTTCACCAAACATCGGTGCGTACATTCCGCTATGCACACAGTCGATTTTATTATTGACATAAATCGAAGCGTGTTGCGGGTTTGCGTCTTTGTCTAACGGTGTGTGGCGGTCATGCTTAACATCGAAAGCGCGTTGGTTCATGGTGGTCTTAGTTACCCTGTCCATGTATTCAGCACTAGAAGTCAAGTAAATGTAATTCTCATAATACTCGGTGTGATTCTCAGGTCGGCTCTTGCGGATAATACGCTTGATTTGCGCCTCGCTAAGCTTCTCACCTACAACTTGTGCAAACTGTTTCTGTAGTGCCTTGATGACGATAGTGTTGTTAAGTTCGTCTAGCTTAAAAGCACCAAGCCGATTGATAATGTCGAGCAAAACTTCTTTGCTATCAGCGACTACAATATCCTGCTTCAAAGCCTCAAACTTATCGGCTGCTACCGCCACGCTGCCACCAGCCATATTAATGACTGTCGCAAAGGTAATAGGATTACTAACGTTGTCCCTGTTCTTGCCGAAGGATTCCCAACGCTTGCGGTTCATCTTGGCATCGTACTTATCTTGGCAACGCTGAGAGAAGGTGTCGAAAATAGTCCATCCCCACTCCTCACCCTGACACTGGTGGTAGATGCCCATACCCACTTTAAGCCAAGTTGCCCCATCATCCGCTGCGCTGTCTGGTAATTTAGAAACGTAAAGTTCTACATCAGCTTGCGGTAAGTCTAACGGTTGCTCGCTAATCATTGCCAATAAGTCATCGTCCTCGTCACCCGCAGCCACAACTTTAGAACTGCTGAGTTTATGCAAGGCTGCTTCAGGTAACTCACCCCAATATTCTCGGTCGTTGAGGGCTGCCTGCACAGTGTCGTTCAAAGTTAAGTTTGTGTAACCCTTACCTGTAGCAATGTAACCCTTGAAACTAGCGCGGGTGTCGAAGCCCTTGACACCAAGTAAATCCGAGCCGTTAATCATGTCGGCATCTAGTGGCACCTTGAAAGCGTAATGCTTACCACCGTTCATGGTTGTCTGTAGCTCGGCTAACTCCCAATTTAAACTGCAACCGAGTGCTGATTCTACTTGCTCAATGGTAGTGCCTTTGTAACTATCTATGTCTAATACAATCATGCCTTTAGGTATCATCACACCTATTAACGCTGTATTGGCATCACCATGATAATCTTGCCAGTTCGTGCCAGCAGGTATCGCGGGGGCCTTCTTATTAGTTAATGGGAATATAACCATTTTAATCTCCGATTAAGTCTTTGGCTTTAAATTTACCTTCAGTTAATGCTTCAATCTGTATTGCGCGAAGCGCTGGTATAGAGCCTGCCTTAAACCATTGACCAACGGCAACGGAACTAACGTCCAGCTCACCCGCCAATCTGTTTTGGCTACCGAAATGCTCGATTAATAATTCGAAAATAGTCATGCGTTGTCCTTTCTATAAAAAGTAAATATAGTATATGTTAAGTAATACTTAAAGTATAGCTTTACTTTTTAAAACTCTTGTTTTATACTGAAAGCTCATTAAATCTAAAAGGATTAAATACAATGTCACTCGAAAATGAAATAAAACTATTAACTGAAGCTGTTAACGGCCTCACAGCGTTGTTATCCAAGCAGCCGGTACAGCTGGAACTAGACCTTGCATCTAAATCTGACATACCTATTGTAAGTTCGCCCGCTGAAGTACCCCCTCCTACACCTGTAAGTAAAGCTGTAACCAGAAATGAATTGCAAGCGCACTGTTTAAAATTGGTACGTGAAAACACCGAAAACAAAAACAAAATTATTAAACTTTTGGCAGCATACAATGCAAAAGTTATTGCTGATGTACCTGACGATAAACTAGCCGAACTTGAAGCTAAATTGGGTAAACTGTAATGACAGCTCATGCAAAATTAAGTGCAAGCGGTAGTCATCGTTGGATAAACTGTACGGGTAGTGTAAAAGCTGAAGAAGGTTTTTCTAACGTAAGTAGTGTGTTTGCTGTTGAGGGTACGGCAGCACACGAACTGGCTGACCTTGCACTGTCAAACGGCATGCCTGCCAGTCATTATGTTGGTCAGCAATTGCCTGAAACAACATCAGTAATAGTTACCGATGAAATGGCTGATTACGTTCAGATATACATTGACTATGTTAAGTCGCTAGGAGGCATACAAATGTATGAACAGCGCGTTGACTTTAGTGAGTGGGTATCTGAAGGCTTTGGTACCAGTGACGCTATTATTATCAAAGGCAAGACCTTGCACGTTGTTGATTTGAAATACGGTAAGGGGATTAAAGTATATGCTGATGATAACTCTCAAGGTCTGTTGTATGCGTTAGGTGCGTATTCTGATTATGGTTTAATCTATCCGATTGATAACGTAGTAATATCAATTGTGCAGCCTAGACTTGACCACATTGATGAATCTCATCCTGTTAGTATTGCTGACTTATTAAAGTTTGGTGAACTGGTTAGACTGAAATCCGAAGAAGCGCTAAGCTCAAATGCTAAGCGTACTGCGGGTGAAAATCAATGTAAGTTTTGTAAGGCCAAAGCAACCTGCGGGGAACTAAAGCGGCTCACAGAAAATACATTATTAACTGGTTTTGAGCAATTGGATGAAGTTGCTAAAGTAGATACATTAACTAATGAGCAACTGCGGTTTGCGTTAGATAATAAAAAATTAATCACATCTTGGTTAGATGCGGTTGAGGAATTAGTAAGTGAGAAATTGCTTGCTGGTGATGTGTTTGAAGGTTATAAACTTGTAGAAGGCCGCTCACTACGTGAATGGGCAGATACAACAATAGCCGAACAAACATTGGTAGAACTGCTTGGTGACGAGGCTTATGTCAAAAAAGTATTAAGCGTAGCTCAAGCAGAAAAGGCCGTAGGTAAAGCAAACGTAGATAGGCTGACAGATTTGATTATTAAGCCTAGCGGTAGGCCTACCTTAGCGCCTGAAAGTGATAAAAGAAATGCGGTAAATATCACCGCAAATTCATTTGAATAGTAATAATCTAAATATAAAAGGATAAAATAATGGCTTCAATTACATTAAAAAACGTTCGTCTCTCATTCCCATCATTGTTTAAACGCGCGTCATTCAAAGGCGAGGAAGGTAAGTTTGAAGCTACTTTCTTGCTCAACAAAGAAACTCACGCGGATGTTATTAAACAAATTCAAGAATCTATTAAAGAGAAACTTGCAACCGAACTTAAAGGCGCAAAGCTAGGCGCTGATAAAATTTGTTTAAAAGATGGTGACGATATTGAATACGATGGGTATGCTGGTCACTACAGTATCAAAGGTTCAAACAACAAACGACCGCTGATTATTGACCGAGACAAAACACAATTGACTGAAGACGATAACAAATTGTATGCTGGTTGTTATGTCAACGCTATCATCGAGTTGTGGGCTCAAAACAACAACTACGGTAAACGCATTAACTGCAACTTGTTAGGTGTTCAATTCTTTGCTGATGGTGAACCTTTCGGTGATGGTGTCAATGCGAGCGTTGATGACTTTGATGCGTTTGATGACGAAATAGCATTTTAATTAACCTAACCGCCCTTAACTGGGCGGTTATTATCTAGGCTACCCCTATGATTGTATTTGATACAGAAGTTTATAAAAATTATTTTTTGTTTAGTGCGATGGATACTGAAACTAAAAAGATTAAGCATTACGAGCTATTTGAAGGTCATCCATTAGATTGCGCGGCAATTATCGGCATTATGCGTAAATACACTACGTTAGGTTTTAATTCTAACAACTTTGACATACCTGTATTGGTTGCAGCACTGACAACGAAAGACACTTACAAAATTAAAGAAGTGTGCGATGCAATCATTCAAACATCCGCCCCCTCATGGCGCATTGCAAAAGATTTTGGATTACTGCTACCGACTAATTGGAATCACATCGACATAATCGAAGTAGCTATTGGTAAGGCCAGCTTAAAGATTTATGGTGGCAGGCTTCATGCTAATACTATTCAAGACTTACCTATAGCGCCTGATGAAGTTCTGACGCGAGAACAGATGATAACGATACGTGACTATTGCGAGAACGATTTACACACTACAGCGCTTCTTTATGAAAGCCTGAAGCCTCAAATTAATTTGCGTGAATCAATGTCTGAGCAATACGGTATCGACTTGCGGTCTAAATCAGATGCCCAGATTGCCGAAGCGGTAATAGTAAGCGAGCTGAAGAAAGATACAGGCAAAGAATACAAGAAACAAAATGTTGCAGACGGGCAAACTTACAAGTACGCAGACCCGCACATAATTAAATTTCAATCGCCAGCCTTGAATTTATTATTTAATCAAATCCTAGAGACGGGCTTTGAGATTGGTGCCAGTGGCTCAATCGTGTTGCCGGGATGGATGAAAGAGTACGATTTAAAAATTAACGGTGCTGCTTACAATCTTGGCATCGGGGGGTTACATAGTTGCGAGAAAAAACAATATCTGGCTGCCGATGACAATCACTTATTAATTGACCTTGATGTCGCCAGTTATTACCCGAACATAATCTTGCAACAAAAGTTATCCCCTAAAAGCATGGGTAAACCGTTTTTAAAAGTTTACCAATCTATTGTTGACAGACGTATCAGCGCTAAAAAAGCCGGTGACAAGGTAACTGCCGATGTACTTAAAATTGTGGTCAACGGCAGCTTCGGCAAGCTTGGCAGTAAATACTCAACACTATATGCGCCTGAGTTGCTTATCCAAACAACTATTACAGGCCAGCTTGCATTGCTAATGTTAATTGAACGCTTTGAGCTTGTAGGCATTAAAGTTGTTAGTGCCAACACTGATGGTGTGGTGATGTATTGCCCTGTAAATAAAGAACATTTGCTTGAAGAAATAGCTTTTGATTGGATGCTTGATACTTCTTTTGAGTTAGAGCGTACAAACTACAAAGCACTGGCAAGCCGTGACGTAAACAATTACTTGGCTGTCAAAACTGACGGTAAGGTCAAAGGTAAAGGTATCTACGCTGGCACAAGCTTAGCTAAGAACCCTGACTTTACTATCTGTACCGAAGCAGTAGCGAACTTTGTTGCCAACAGCACACCAATTGAAACCACAATACGAGAATGCAAAGACGTGCGTAAGTTCGTCTCTTTGCGTAAAGTAACAGGCGGTGCGGTATGGCAAGGTCAATACTTAGGCAAAGCCGTTAGGTTCTACAAATCAATGTCGGTACCAGATACGACTAATATCGAGTATGTTAAAAACTCCAACAAAGTTCCTAACAGCTCAGGCACTAGACCGTTGATGACATTGCCTGACACTTTCCCTGCGGATGTGGACTACGACTTTTACATCACCCGCGCTAACGACTATTTACTTGAGACAGGTTACAAATAATGAATTATTTAAGCGTTTGTAGTGGCATTGAAGCAGCAACGGTTGCTTGGCATGATTTAGGATTCAACCCGGTTGGATTTTCAGAAATTGAGAAGTTTCCTAGTCAAGTTTTAGCACATCATTATCCAAACGTCACTAATTACGGTGACATGACAAAATTTAAGGAGTGGAATATAAATGAAACAGTTGAACTTATGGTCGGAGGAACACCTTGTCAATCATTCTCAGTCGCAGGACTTAGAAAAGGATTGGAAGACCCTCGTGGAAACCTCATGCTTACTTACCTCGCAATGGCTGAACACTTTAAACCCAAATGGCTTTTATGGGAAAACGTACCCGGCGTTCTCTCTAGTAACCGAGGACAAGACTTTGCCTGCCTCCTTCAAGGGTTGGCTGACATCGGGTATGGGTTCGCCTACAGAGTTCTTGACGCTCAGTATTTCGGAGTGCCACAAAGACGCAGACGTGTGTTCGTTGTCGGATGTCTTGGAGATTGGAGAAGTGCCGCAAAAGTATTATTTGAGCCAGAAAGCTTGTGCGGGAATATTACGCCGAGCAGAGAAAAGAGGCAAGAAGTTACCGAGCTTGCTGGAACAATCACTGCAAACGGTGGCGGCCTTAACAGACCAGCCGGAAACGCCAACGAGTTAGATTTTTGTGTAACTTCATTTACGCCAAGCAGTTTTGCAAACTACGCGGAAGGTGTAGGTACTTTAAAAAAATCAGGCGGTGATTTAGGTGGCGGTAGTGAATCTTTAATCAGTTACGCAATTCAATCAACTATTATTGGTCGCAAACCTGAAAACGGCCCGCAAGGCTCCGTCATTTCTGAAAATGTTAGTTTTACATTAACCAAAACTGACCAGCATGGAGTAGCTACAAAAATGGCAGTTCGTAGATTAACGCCTATGGAATGTGAGCGTTTGCAGGGATTCCCTGATAACTACACTAATATACCCAGTGCTGCTGATACACACAGATACAAAGCACTAGGTAACTCAATGGCTGTACCAGTAATGCGTTGGATTGGTGAAAGGATTGCAAATGCTTGAAAAAGTAATTGAAAAGAAAGTATGCGACTACGCGAAAACGCAACGCATGATTGTTTACAAGATGAACCCGCTAAACAATCGAGGCATACCTGACAGGTTATTTTTAACTGCTGGGGGCGACATATTCTTTATTGAATTTAAACAGCTAGGTAAAAAACCTAATGACAACCAAGAGCGAGAGATAGCGAGATTGCGAGCCAACAATATTGATGTTTACGTGATTGATAACGTAGCTGATGGCATTAAGGTGGTAAATGATTATGCTTAACCGTGACGACTTACATGCTTATCAAAACAGGGCCGTTGAGTTCATTAAAAAAGAACAGCGTTGTGCTTTGTTTTTGGATATGGGTTTAGGCAAGTCGGTATCTACTTTAACAGCGATTAGCGATTTAACCGACAGCTTTCAGGTTAGTAAAACGTTAATTATCGCCCCGCTGCGGGTGGCTAACACAGTTTGGAAACAAGAAACCGCCAAGTGGAAGCACTTGCAAAAATTAAATGTTGTTATTTGCACTGGTACCGAGAGAGAACGACTAGCGGCCTTACAAAAAACGGCTGATGTGTATGTAATCAATAGGGAAAATACCCAGTGGATTACCGACTATTACAAAACTAAATGGCCTTTTGATTGCGTGATTATTGACGAAAGCTCTAGTTTTAAAAATTCAAGTAGTGGTAGGTTCAAAGCCATTAAGCGCGTATTGTCATTTACAAATTATTTTGTAATCCTAACTGGTACCCCCTCGCCTAATGGTTTGCTTGATTTGTGGTCGCAAATATTCATGATTGATTTTGGCATGGCACTTGGTCGAACTAAATCCGCTTATCAACAAAGATTTTTTGAATCTGACTACATGGGCTATAAACTAACACCGATAGCTGGCGCTGATAGCAAAATTCATAGCTTGATAGCACCTAAAGTATTGAGCATGGCGGCTAGCGACTATTTGGATTTACCTGACAGGATAGATATTGTTGAAAAAGTTGAGCTACCAAGTAAAACATTTGCATTATATAAAGACTTTGAAAAAACACTATTCGCTCAGTTGCCTGATGGGGAAGAAATCGAAGCCATGAGCGCTGCTGTGTTAGCTAACAAACTATTACAGTGGTGCAATGGGGCCATGTATATTGACGAGAACCACAATTATTCAGTTGTGCATGATTTAAAGTTAGATGCACTTGAAGAAATTATCGAGCAAAACGAAAACGAGAATATTCTGGTTGCTTACAATTACAAGTCTGATTTAGAGCGACTTCTAAAGCGATTTAAAAACGCCAGAGTATTAGACAAAAACCCTCAGACAATTATTGATTGGAATAACGGTAAAATTAAATTACTGTTGGCCCACCCTGCTTCAGCCGGACATGGCTTAAATATTCAGCATGGCGGGGCAATGATTGTTTGGTTTGGCCTAAACTGGTCATTGGAATTAGACCAACAATTTAACGCAAGGTTACATAGGCAAGGGCAGACCAAACCAGTACGGATTATAAGAATCGTTGTTAAAGAATGTTTAGATGAAAAAGTAATTAGCGTTTTAAAAATGAAAGACGCTACCCAAAAAGATTTGTTATCCGCACTTAAATAATGGAGAAATAAAATGAATAAGGTAATTAAATTTTTAATTAAATCGCTTGCTGGCTGGGCATCGTACCTATTGTTTGTATTTGCAGTAGGCGTTGTTAGCAAAATAACAAGTGTCGCGTTTATGTTTGGTTGGAAGTTATTTTTATAATTTTATTGAAGAAGTGTTGCTTTTAATAAATACATAGTATATATTTATATACACATTAATAAGAAGGGGTAGAAATGAAACGTAATCAACAAGAACTAATGGATGTGATGTACAAAAATAAACTTAACGCACCCGCTGTCGCTAATTTGCTAGGGGTTATGCCAAACACTGTTCGAGTGTGGCGCTGTGCAACTGGGATGGAAATGCCAAGTGCCAAGTTGGAACTTCTTAAACTTAAATTAGAAAAGTTGAATTGATATGAAAGACTTTAAAGAAAAAAGAGAAGCTAACAGAATCTTAAAAGATTTAGTTTTAGACAAGCTTAGAGACGGGCCTTTATATTTTGCTGAAATAAAAGAAATTTTTAATTTAAAAAAAGACAATCTTTCAAACATACTTATTTCTTTAAAATATTTTGAGTTGATTGAGACCTACCATAAAGATTTGACGGCTGCGCCAAACAAGAGACGATGGGTTGCTGTTAAAGATGCAATGACTTTTGAGGAAAAGCTTAAACAAGTTGAGAAGCATAATAGAGAAAAAGCTGAAGAACAAATTTCACCATTAGCATCAAGAGTTGTTAATTCAAATATGTACCACACCCACGGCTCAAAAGGAAAACTTAGTGCGTGGCAAGGTTATACCAGTTTTTAGGAGAAATAAATGAGTGATGGCGGAAAAGGAAGTGTAAGAAGACCAAAACAAATCTCAGATAAGGAAGAACAGGCCAGATGGGATGCTATTTTTGGCAAAAAGAAGCCAAAACAAACAGAAACGCCTGTAAAAGAGCATAAGAAACAAAACTAATATCCTAGCATTAACCTATTGTTTTTAATGCGTTATACAACGATTGTGAAGGTCAAAAAATGAAAGAAAATGAAAAATTTGCTGATGAATTAGATAGAGCATCTTATTTAGAAGCTGAAGCAATAAAAGCAGCGATTGAAGCAGCTAGAAGTTCTAATGACGGAATTGAGGCTCAAGAAAATTGTAATTATTGTGGCGAACACCTGAATCAAAAAAGAAAGTTTTGCGATGATGAATGCGCTGAAAGTTTTGAACTAATGAGAAAAAGGAAAAAACAAAATGTTAAAGTTTATTAAGAAATTTTTAAAAAAAGAATCCGCTGATGAAATGCGTAATCGCATCAACAATGAGATAAGAGACTATAACGCAACTGGTATTGCATCAATTAAATTTATTAAAGGGGAATGGTTATGAGTGACGGAATGAGTGACGAAATGTGGGAAGTTAAAGACATCGAGCATATTGAATTAGGGGCGATTGACGCGCATTACGCCAAGCTACCAATTCAGCCGATACAGTATTCAATGATGAATGGCTTAGACCCAATGCAAGCAACCATTATTAAATATGTGACAAGATTTAGAGACAAGCATGGTAAACGCGATTTATTAGCTGCAAGGCACACGATTGATATGCTAATTGAATACGAATACGGTGATTAATTTTTTTGTCAATAAGTGTTTACTTTTATAAAACTGTGTTAATATAAATAAACTTAAACAACCTCGCCGCTTAAATTCATACGGGGGAGCAGTTAATTCGCAACTTGTCGGTGCATAAATTGGGACATAAATAACAGAAAAGCTATTAACTTGGAGAATGATATGAAATGGACATTATATTTTATTAGTTGGGGTACGATTGTTGCTATGACGTGGGGGATGCCGGACGTTAATTACTTTGTAGTACAGGCGGCTGTATTGGGTGTATTTGTATCGGGGGCTATGAGATGAATAAAGACTACCCATTGTTTACGGTGTTCACCGTAGCATGTATTGGAATGTGTAGCGTAATGATTTTAGGGCAGTACTACGATGCAGCATTTCGTGAAGTCAAAGTTAGAACTGTGCCGTGTAGCATTACGATTGAGAACATGGCGCGTAAGCTAAATGTAACTTTATTAGATGAATGTGAGGTAACAGAATGAATAAATTTGACAAAATAGAATTAAGCAAACGAGTTGCTGAAAAGTATGGCGTTGAGGATTATGTTGTTTATGGGGTCGATGACTATGGAGCAGCTCTTCCATTTACATGGCTTGCAGACGATTCCGCACGTTGTTTTGAATTGGCTGTTGAGTATGATATTCACATTAAATGGTATAAAAATTGTTATGTTGAATGTGATTATTGGATAGAAGATGGTGAAATATCAGGAACTACCACAGAAGAATACGCAGACCACGCAGACGCTAAAGAAGCAACTCGCATAGCGATTCTTAAATGTTTAGATGAAATGAAAGGTGAATAGTATGAATTTTAATGATTGGTTTGATAAACAATTAGATAATGAAAATGCTTTTAGTTCTGATGAGCCTATATGTAAACAAGCATGGCAAGCAGCAGAAAAACATCTACAACAAAACCTAGCACTAAAAGACCTTGAGATTATGCGGTTACGTGAGGCTTTGGAACAAATAAAAAATTCTGTAAGTGAAGATTGGTCAAGAATATATGCAGATGAAGCACTATCCACACCAGCAACCTACGATGACCTAATGGCTTGGCATAATGAGCAGTTGGGTGAGCCAGTGGCTAGAGTTCCACGCGGATGTTTGGGTAATAACGATAGGCTAGGGTTAGTTTTAGTTATTCCAGATGATTATAGCAATGAAGAGTATTTACCACTCTACGCTAAGAAAGGATAAATGATGGATATTTTAGATAAACCTTTTGTTACTCAAGAACAGAAGTTTGAGTATTGGCAGAAAAGCAAAGCAGAAATTAAATCGCTTCGCAAACAATTGGCTGAATTTCAGTGGATTAGTGTACAAGACAAAATGCCTGCTATGGCGGTTGATGTTTTGTGTTGTTGTGTTAACAACAGGGGTGATGACTACCAGAAGATATTAGGTATAAATCCAGAAGGCGAGTGGCAAAGTGAAGGTGACTATTTTACAGAAGATGCATTTATAGACTACTGGATGCCATTACCTAAACCACCAAAAGCAATTAGTGAGAAAGGATAAATGATGAATTTTAAACTAACTCATATGTTAGGCAGGGAATTATTTTTTACAGAAGATACTGCCCCAAAATGGCTAAAAGAAGGTGGGGTAAAAGGTTCTACTATGGACAACCGATGGTTTTGGAATGACCACGTAATGACTCTACAAGTAGGTCAATCAGTAAAGACAGATTTTAGCGATATAGAAAGGATAAATGATGACAGCATACTGGCAAATAAAACCAACGGGCGAGGTGCTTTCTGTTGTGGTTACTAAAAATGAGAAAGCATTTGAAAAATTAATTAACGACCATCATCAGATGGTATTTTTGAGGTGGGAATGATGGAACATAAACACGCAGCACTATTAAGAATGGCAGCAGATAACGCAGACCAAAGGTTTGATTGTGATGACATTGAAAATTCACGAATAGCTAATGTGGTTTGTTACCCGCAATACAACTGGCGACCAGTGAAAACCACAAAAAAGATTAAGAGGTGGTTGTGGGCTGATAAAGATGGATTTATGCACTATGTGATGTCGTCAGAGTCGGTAGCGAAATACACAACAAAACTATTATGGACTGAGACAGAATTTGAGGTGGAAGAATGAAACATTACGAATACATAACAGACATTGTGATTATTGGTGGTGCAGTAGTCTTGATTGGCTTGGCTATTTACGGAGTATTTGACTTGTTAAAAACGGCTATTGGATGCGCGATATGAATAAACAACACAAATGGCATAAAGAAATAAAGGCATGGGCTGATGGTGCAGAGATTGAATATAGGGTATTAGGTAACGAGAACTATACATGGAATGAAGATGTTTATCCCGGCTGGTGTAGTGATTTGTTTGAGTTTCGTATCAAATCACAACCAAAAACACATTATTTGTATGTGTATAAGCATTGGAATAGCAAAATGATAGAAGTAACCGCAGAAAATAAAATAGATAGTGATGCGGTGAAAAATGGTCATATGATATATGTAGGCAAAATTAAACTGGAGGTGGATGATGAAAATTGAAATTGATGATGAACTTGTGCAACATATAAAAAACGCACTTATGGTTGAGTTTTTGAAAGATGACATAGATACCATACAAATGTCTGATGATTTACATTGGCACGACACTGCTAAGTACAACAAGAAGTTAATCAAAGCATACAAGACTATTTTAAAATATTACGGAGTTAATGATGAATAATTATTTAGCATTAGTAAAGAAAGTGATTCAAGAAGGCGATAGTCATACAGACCGCACAGGAGTAGGTACTCTAAGATTGTTTGGCGAAACGTTGGCGTTTGATTTGGCGGATGGATTTCCTGTGCTTCAAGCACGAAAAGCACCGTGGAAAAGTGCAATAGGCGAGATGATTGGCTTCGTAAACGGCTACAACACTGTCGAACAGTTTGAGGCGCTTGGCTGTAAGTTTTGGAAAGCCAATGCCGAAGGCTGGAAAAGCCCTTACGCTGATGGCGACTATTTGGGCAGAATTTACGGTATTCAAGCGCGGTATTGGAATGATGACTACGACCAGTTAGCAAACGTATTTTACGAAATTAGAACCAACCCTGACAGCCGTAGGTTGTTAGTCACGCATTGGCGACCTGACGAGTTTAAGTATATGGCATTGCCACCGTGTCATGTTCAGTATCAGTTTTTTGTTGATAAAGACAAAAAAGAAATGAGCCTGAAGTTTGATATGCGTAGCACCGACTTGATATTAGGGGCACCAAACAACATTGTTGGCTATGCTTTCTTACTTTGGGCGACAGCAATGGCATTTGGCTATACACCTCGTAAACTGTTCATGACAATGGGCGACTGTCATGTCTACAAAGACCACGTGGATGGTGCGCTTGAGATGCTTGATAGAGAGCCGATAAATACGATGCCGCATTTAAGAATAATTGGCGATATTGAATTTACAAAAAGCGGTCAGGAGCTTGAATGGGTTGAGAGCTTACGCCCCAATATGTTTGCGCTATATGGTTACAATCCTCACCCGCCAATTTCTTTTAATATGGCGGTGTAGTATGGAAACCGTAAAAGAGTATTTTGTATTAAGCGAAGACGGCAACCTGATTAAGTCATCCGGCTACCAAAGCGCAAATCAATTGGCGATAAAGATGCTTAAACAATATGGCGAATCAGTTTTGGTGGTAAAGATTAGAGAGGCAGAAAATGTATAGCTGTGGTGTTTCCAAAAGAGAATCAGTTGTACTATTAAAGACTACAGCATGGGCAGGTTTTAAAAGCGTACATAAATGTAGGTTCGATAAGCGGTATGACGAACTGCATCAAACTAATGGCTGTAAAAGTTGTAGCCGGGAATGGGATGTTGAGTATTTAAAACAAACTGGACTGCTGAAGGTATAAAAAAAGAACCCCACAAGGTTGCGCTTTCCTCGATGTTAGCAGTTAAGAGGCGTGTGGGGTATTTTTTGCAATATATTACTTGTTCATTACGTACATTGTTACTTCAAAGCCAAAACGCATTTCAGTAGCTGCTGGTGTAGTCCACATAATAATCTCCTAAGTCAATAAACTAACCGTTAAGTCGGTTAATGATTAGTATATTGCGCTTATGTATAAACAAGGTATATACGGATAATCATTATTTGAGCATATCGCTGTTAATAGATATTCTTGATACTTCGCCAAACTCATTGTGATACGTAATAACCTTTGCGTCACGCCCAGACAGCCATCCGCCACGTGCTGCATAAGCATCGGCAGGCGCTAACGTTCTGTGTTGCTCAACTATCATCATGCTGTTTTCTTTAATATCAAGATGGTGCAAATGCCCCATGTGAGCATAAGCGTATTTAGTGCGACCGTAGATTTCTCTAAACTGGCTCGCAAATACTTCACTGACATTAGCAACTTTGCGCTTATGCCCATGATGGAAAAATAGCGCTGTACTGCCCCACTCAAACGCATTGTAAGGATTAGGGCTTTTATCCACTGTGATGCGCGGCTCATTTTCATAAAGCACACTGAACCACTCGCGCAACCATATTTGAGATACAGGGTCATGGTTAGCGTCAGCCATAATAATGTGTACTTGGTCATGCTTTGCCAGCAACATATCAATGACTATACGCAATACTCGTATTGCAGAACGCACCAATTTAGCAAAGCGTGTATCAACATCAAGCAAGTGTTTTGATGCTGGCGTGACTGCATCCATACCGTCAAAGTGCAAAAAGTCTGATAGCTGTGCAAAAACTGCTTGTTTAGAATTTGGCGACTGCGCAATGGCTTGTCTAAACCATTTAACGATTAAGTCTTCGGCAATCTTAATGTCCCAATCATCGCCAGTTTCCTCTTTCCAACTAAGCATACCTAGATGGTAGTCGGTTATAACGTAGCAATTTAATAATTGATGATTGATTGATGTTGGCGGCTCACTTGGTGGCAATCTTGGAATTTCTTCCTTCATTGCCTCAATGGCTTCACGCATCATTAGTTCTTGCGCTTTAGCATCAACACTAGACTTTACCCATTGTCCGCTAGCTTTGCCTTCAGCGTTATAGTAAGTTGAAACACCTTTGACCATGTAACCATCTGGAACGGTGCGTGTCATGTCATGTTGTGGGCTGTAACCTCTGCTAGCCGCCCTGCGCCTTAAGCCTTCAATGGAACGCTGAACAGTGCCTTTGCAAACATTAAGTGCTTTAGCCGCTTTACCATGCGAGCCGTGAATAATGACCGCATCAAGGATTTCTAATTGCCTGATTGTTGCAAACTGCCTTAAACCTTCATCTATCACTTTCGCTCCAGTTCAAGAATGTAAGCACCCAGCTTAGCTGCGTTTTCACGGTTTAAGCAAATGCCACCGTCAGCTTGCGGGATTATTTGGAGGGCTGGTTTTGTCGGTCTTACTATTTGTGTCTGACACGCCAACATTGAAATGGTTAGTAAACCAATTAGCAGGATTGTCTTCAAGCTCATTGCGTTCATTTTGAGCCTTTCTAAACTTAATTGCGGCTAATAGATTATCTAAAAGCCGCAGTAAAATTTCTAAGGTTTTCATTTGCCAATTTTAGCAACGGCAGTAATACGGCCGTAGATTGCTAACAGGCCACCGATGACTGCTACAACTTGCTCTGCCAAACCGTTAGTGTCGCCAATGTCGTAACCGGCGATTTGAGCCAATGTAGCCAATACAGCTAATGCAGACCCCCACACAGTTTTAGATTGTAAAATACCTTTACCGTCATTCATGTTGTTACTCCTTAAATTGAACTATTGAAGCTACTACTCTGTTAATCCAGCCCTTACCAAAACGGCTGAATGTAGAAAGCGCAGAATAAAACATAATGCGCTCGGTTGAAAATCTTATCAAAACTTCGTCTGCATCTAATTTATGTAGTGCCGCAGACGATTTAGTTCCCCAAACCCCATCAGGTTTAACTTTTATGGCTGCCTGAAGCAATTTAATTGCTCGGCTAATGCCAGTGTTCACAGCGCAATCAAATAACGCGCCATGCAGGCTTTCTGAAAGCCCCTCTGGAAGCTTATTCCAATAATCCCGCTGATAAATGGCAATCGCGTCATCGCGGGTCAGGTTTTTAATATCTAGGCTAGGGTAAGCGCGTTTGCTAATCCCAAACTTGGTTTCACCCCCCGCATCTTTCGGGTCGTTTGAATAGTAACCCTCGTGCTTAAGTACAAACTCAACCGCTTTATAAAAACTCATTATTTACTCGCAAACAAAGCAAAACTAATAGCGCCAGTCAGCACCACGACAATAACTCTATCGACCCATTTATTTGACCCCTCACTGCTAGACACAAGCATTTCAAGCTTTGAAATACGTGTCATAACTATTTGCTGACTTGTATCGTAACTATCCATGCGTTTAAAAAGAGCAATCATTCTTTCTTCCATTCTTGCTAGAGAAACTATCGCCTCACTCATTTTGTCTAACTTGCCTTCAATGCGGGCAAGTCTATCCACTTGGTCTACCATGATTGGCCTTTCTATTCGTACATAATGTTAATTGAGCCAGCATCAAATGTGTCTATGCCGTTTACTGTGGCGATGCGAAGTTGGGTAAGAACGTCTGATAATGATTTTGAACCACCTATAACCCCAGCTTGCGCGGTAGATGATAAGGCGGTAGTTCCGCTAGCAACCCACGTATTAGCGCTAGGGTCTAATAAACTTATCACACATGCACCGTGACCAAGTGACGCGGCGCTACCAGAATTTAATATTTGAAAACCAGATGCGAGTAATGCTTGCGTTCCCGCTGTGCTACCTCCTCCAAGATAACCAGTAGTTTCAATACCTCCCGCGTCACCAAGCTGCAATTGGATTTGTGATGCACCGTTAGTACTTAAGCCGCTAAACATCACAGTAATACGCTTAACCCAACTAGGAATACCTGTAAAGTCAACCGATGTACCAGAAGCTGTAACGGCCGTCATTAGTATGGGTTGCCCAGAACTAGATTGCACCGATGAATCAGGGAACGTTAAGTTACCTGCGCCTATATCAATACCGTTTGAACCGTCAATAGTTATCGCCATAGTTATCTCTATTCGTACATAATGTTAATTGAGCCAGCGTCAAATGTATCTGTGCCGTTTACTGTTGTGATGCGAATGCGGTCTATCACATCACCGCTAGATACTGTTCCAGCACTAAAGTTAGGCGTATCTGTTAAACCTCTTGTCAATATCCCAGTGGAACTATATGTATTCCCTGAAAGTAAACATATCACTATCACCCCTGACGATAAATTAGCAGCTACGCGCACATGAGTTACAATTAGTCCTGCGGAAGAACCAGTCTCAGCAACTCTATTACCTGAAGTTGATTCATATCCGGTTGTTTGTATGCTTCCTGCACCTACTTGAATTAAAATATTTGAGGTACCATTAGTACTAACCCCACTAAACATCACAGTAATGCGCTTAACCCAGCTAGGGATGCCAGTAAAGTCAACCGATGTGCCAGAAGCCGTAACGGCCGTTCCGCTAACCAAGGGTGAAATAGTGCCTGAATTGGCAGCGAACGTGTAAGTTGTAGAACCCGCAACATCAGGGGCAGATAGCGTTACGCTGCCACTTGTATTACCCGAAATAACGACCGAACTCATAGCGTTATACCTTTCAATTCATCTAGTGTATTAGCTTCGTCAACCAATTTAGTAATGTCACGTAAACGTTGCTTTTCAGCCACGATAGCGGCAGTGTCAGCAGCGGATTCGATAGCCCTGATATAATAAACGTCAAGCAAATCTAACATCGGTGCGCGTTCTGCACGCAGTCTGTCTTTTGTGATTGCTTGTGCTTTTGTAATATCATGGTCAACAGCATCGCCAGACTTAACCCAAGCGTCACGGAATGTTCTGTCTGCGGGCAAGTCAGCTTCATCAACTACGGAGTAGTCAGCGCCTTCTGGCACTACCGATGCGATTAAAGTGTCAATGTCAGCTTCACCTGTAGGGATAACAACTGAAACACCACCACTTTCGTTTGTAAATATAATTCGTTTCATTGTTTGTCCTTATCTGAAAACGGCAACGTTTGCGTAAGCTGGGTCAACATACCCACCTGTATATATTTGACTTACTAATCTTACTGTTGATGTTGTTGGAGCTGTTGTACCTCTATTGCCAAAATACATAGTTTCAGTTGCGTTATCCCCACGACCAGCCGATGTAACTATAGAATAATTAGCGTCAGGCATTGCATTGGTAAAGTTGACTGTGTAATCACCAGTACCGTTATCTGTAATAGAACTCACGTTAAACGATGCGCGAATAGCCACAGTGCCTGTACCGTTGAAGTTCACCCAAGCGCGACATAGTGTACCGATTTGAGTGCCAGCACCGTCTTGAAATTGTGGAGGTGCACTTGCGATACCGTTTTTAATAACCAGTTGACTGGTAGCTGACGCCTCTACGCTATCCGCTATAATTGTTCCTGCCATGATATATCCTTATAAAATAACCCAGCGTGAGCCGCTAGGTACGGTAACTGTTACGCCAGAAGCAACGGTTACTGGCCCAAAAGAGCCTGCGTTTTTCCCAGTTGTTATTGTATAGTCATAATTAATAACTGTGTCGTTTTCCCAAAAAACTTTATCAGTTTCCCCACCTTTAGCACCAGCGGAAAGATTATCAGATTTAACTTTATTTAAAGCCGTTCCGCTTGCATCGTAAATAAGTAAGTAATCAGTTTGACCATCAACAACAGTTAGTTCTGGTGCGCCAGTAATAACGTCTGTGGACAACTCGCTGAACCCAATAGGCGTGTCACCTAACGTTAAACTTAAAAATAAATTCCAAGAAGCAAATGTACCCGTACCACTTTTTACCGTAACGTCAATTACAAGCGCCCCTGTTCCACTATTGTATGATGTAATCGTACCAATCATCCAGTTTGTTGGGTTAGTTGTAGATGCGGCTTGTAAAGTCATTCCGGCAAAATAACTTTTGCCAGTTTGAACAGTAAATGACTTAGAGCCTGTTCCGATAACCACAGAACTTGTGCTAGTGCTATCTGTAGCCATGTTTGTTAAGGCGGCTGAATACTCATTTAATTCAGACTGAAATGTTGGTAGCGCCCCCAGAAACGCGTCTGCACGAGCGTTAAAGTTTACCGGGTCAAGCGTACTTGGCGGGGTAGGTAATGGTGTAAAGTCGTTTGACATATTAAATTTCCTCTAATTCAAGCTGAACAAGTGTATGTTCTGGGTATTCTAAACTAATTAAGAACTGTCTGTAATAGCCAAGTATCAATAAAGCGTTAAAATAACCGTCTGCGGAATCATCCAAACCACTCCAAACGGCTGGTTTAGCGTTGAGGTCGTTACGTAACAATATTAATTTATTGGTATTAACTTTTTCTGCAAGCAATGTTTGATTGGTTTTGGGGATTGATTTACGTGGAACCAATGTTGAATTGCCAAACTCGTCACGCTCAACCACTGAAAAGTTAAGTGCGTCAGATACCGCTTGCAATTCAACTTGACCGAGATACTCGCTTTTGCCAAATACAATAGAGCCGCAAGCAACCCCGACAGAGCCGTCAATCCTTACCGTAATAGTTGCGTTGGTAAATGGGGGTAAATCAAAAACAGCAACCGCAGGCAATACGCCAAAACTTTCAAAGAAGTAATCATACCATGTGGAGGTTTGGCGAATAGTTAAAGGAATAACTTTGCTGTAAACAATTATGCTGTCAGACACCATCGTAATAGTTGCCGTGTCTCCTGCTAATCCAACCAAAGCGACAGAATCAACCCTAACGTTAGGCTCAACTTCAACCTCAATAAATGAAGAATCTGTAGTTTGAGTGTTGCGAAATAAGTCAAACATTCGCCATCTATTTGTAAATCCCAAATCAAGCCACCATGTCGGGACTGTGCCTGTTTCTGATGTAGGGTCGTTCCCTGTATTTGCGGCCTGAACTGATTCATAAACCTTATGAGTGCTAGTTAATATTACCTTGTCGCCAAGCCCATAAGTTGTCCCTGCAACCCATTCTGGGTAGTCATCCTCTGGTATTGAACTCGATAGCAGAATGCTATCGGTAATGTCTAATGGCGGGATTACTCTCATGCTTGGCTCACTAAAATTGAGTTACCATCAAGGCTGACCCTACGCAAAATAGTTTCAGTGTTTTTGGCTGTGGTTTCCAGTTTACGCAAGTAATCTTTCATGTCGATGCTTTCTTGGCGTAATTGGCGAACTTCAGCAACTAGCTCATTATTGTTATTTCTGTTCTCGCTTGCAGGTGTAATTTTCTCACCTTTGTGTATCATTGCCAACCCATCATTTGGCACATAATCAGTGCCTACAGCATAGCTTGGAATACTTGATAATGGAATACCATTTTGCACATAAGCTTGTGCGCGTTGGTAGTTTACCAGTGAAGTAAATTTATTAATATCAAGTTCTGCAAATGCGCCCACCAACCCCATTGTTGCTTCTTTTGTTTTCTGAAACACATCAACCAATGTTGGGAAAATGTTAGCTAGATTTAAACCTTCTTTACTGGTGTAGTCAATTGAGTTAGCAAGATTAACTAATTCTTTTGATGTTTTTGGCACAGCCAAATTGACTGAACTAAACACCTTCGCCATTTCATCTTGCAGTTTAGCCTGCTGCTGTGATGGGCTTAGTAATGAGAATACGGCACCGTCAACGGTTGATTTAACGCCTTTAATTGCAGCATCAAATTGTGCAAATTCATCGCGCAACTCAAAGAGCTTAACAAAAGATGCCGCACCCTCTTTGGTTGTCACATTGATAGCTCTTAAAGCACTATCGAACGCATCCAAACTTGCTGGCAATTCCATCCCTAATGCAGATACCAGAACGCCTCTTGTCTCGACAAGAACATCCCCAATGGTTTTAAATTCCAATCCGGCCTGAGCAAGTGAGCCAACAAGAACTAACAAGTCATCACCTGTACGACCTGATTGTTTAGCCAGTGTTGCGGCTTGGTCTGTAGTCAATCCGAAACGCGCTATTAATCCATCCTGAGCTGATTTAAGAGCAAGTGTAGCACTTATCATAGCGTTGACTTGCTCTTTGTTTGATAAGCCGCTAAACAAATCTTTAATTGCTTTTGACAACTTACTAGATTTAATAGCGTCAATCAAATACGTGCCAAGCGCAGTTTCAATAAATTGCTTCATGGTGGCTTCACCATAAGCGTCTTTATATTGTATTGCTCGGCTTTGTGCAACACCATTAATGTTTGTGTTTAAAGTGCCATAGCCAGAACCGCCAGAACGACCTCGGTATTCTGAATTTGCAGAAACGTTACCGGCAAGACCAAACCCTTGCAGTAATGTTTGTAAGGACTGAGCAAAAGCGTCACCCACTTGTGGGAGTTGGGTTACAGTACGTGGAGGTTGCTTGCTACCGCCAAACATCCCTCCTAAAGAACTTCCCAAGAATGACCCGATAGCACCACCAATAGGCCCGCCAATCGCTGAGCCAATAGCTGTACCAGCCGCAGTAAATGCAGCGCCTTTAATGTCACCCTGAACAAGTTTCAATACTGAGCCAGCATAAGGTAAAGCTTTTGAAATTAACTCAGAACTGTTAGAAATTGTTTGCCCTAAGTCATATATAGCCCCGCCAAAGCCTGTGGCTGACGAACTAGATAACCCTGACACCCAATTGCCAAAGTTAGCGATTGATTCTTGAAAAGCTAAGTTGGAAGCGTCTAACCCTTTTGTGAATATGTCGTAGCCAGAACTTAGCGTTCCGATGATACCGCTACCGCCTGATGTCGCTGAGCCTGCACCTGTTACCGCACCTTTAACAGCGCCTAAAACTGCGTCAATGCCACTTGAATCAACTAAAAATTTAATAACTGGTTGCAACACCAATGTTTTAAACGAGTTGATAAGGCTGTCTTTAAAGTTCTCAGCGAATGATTTGCCTGATTCAAAGCCACGAAAAATAGCATCAGCAATTGATTTACTAAATTTGTCAGAACTTTTTTCGTTGATGTTTTCAAGTTCATCCGCTGTTTTCTTAGCTGACTTGATTGTCTCATCATCTGCTTTTTTCTGAGCCTTCATTACTTCTTCTGTTTGCTTAGCACTATACAATTGCGCTTTAAGCTCAACTTGTCTTTCAAGAGCAATGATATATTCTTCAGCGTAAGCTAACGCATCGCCTGTCAGACCGTTTAATTTACCTTGCTCAACTGTTTGCTTGGCTGTAGCGATTGCATCGTTTAAACGCACTAGCTCCATGCGCTGGTACATATCCTCGCCTAGACGCAACACCTCAATTGATTCATTTGTCTTTGCAATTTCTTCAGCCAACGCCTCGTTTGATTTATCAATTGATTCAATTTGAGATTCTCTCGCTTTTGCTTGGGCTACAAGAAATTCTTCCTGAAGCTTAATAAGCTCAAGAATGTCTTTTGCTCGTTCTTTGTTTTCTGCTTTAAGTTCTTTTTCTTCAGCCTTTAAAGCTTTAGTTGCGCCAGTCAAATCGGCAATTGCCTTTTGAGCTTTTTTAATAACTTCGTTTTTGTCAGCTAAAGATAAGTTTGAATCTTTAGCTGCTTGAATAATTTTATTTTGGTAAGCAACTTCTTCTGACAAGAATTTAACTTTTTCATCACGAAGAAACTTCTCAGCTTCTAACGCTTTGTTAGTTACTACATTAGCTTTTTCTTCTGCTTCTGCTTTTTGGGTAATTAGTTCGTTGTAAATAATTAAGGAAGCATTAAGTTCATTCTGAGTTTTTTTGATAGATTCGGTTAAATATTTTTCCATCCGAGGATTACCGCCAAAGCCTTGGCTTTGTACGTCACGGATATTTTTTAATGCTTTTTTATCTGCCTCTAACTTAGCATCTAAAACTGCTCTTTGTTTTGCCAATTGCTTTAATTCACTATCGGCAGCTATTTGCAAAGCTTGTGGTGTTTTAGATAATTCTTCGTTCATCTCTTGTGCTTTTGCACGAATACGTTCAAGCATTGGTTCAGTCTTATTGCCAAAAGCAACAAACGCTGCCGTTGCCAAACCAATGGCGGTAATGATTGCACCTATAGGGCCGCCTAAGAAAGCCAACGCACCTCTAAACACAGTCATTGCAGTAGTAGCACTGGCGGTTGCCGCAGCGACACCTGCTTGCGCTGCTGCTACGTTGGCTGAGGCCCTTGCCGCCAAAGTGCTTGCCATTGCGTTATTTGATAGTGCCAATGTGCTTGCACCTGTGCTAGTTATGGCTGTTAATTGCGCATTACGGTAAAGCAACTGAGCATTAGCAGCCGCAATGTCGCCTGCAACTTTTACTTTAGTTGCGGCTGTTTCGGCTAGAGTTGCTTGAATAAAAGCATACTTGGTTCCAATAAATTTACCCATTGAACCTATTGCTGCAACGATAGCTACTGTGGCTAACAAGGTGATGCTATCAGCAAGCAGCATAATGCTTTGTGAGAATACTGCTGAAATTCCGTTTGCTTTATCTGATTCACCAACAAACTGTTTTAAGTTGTTCATGAAAACAGTAAGCGCACTAGAGATTGTGCCAACTTGTTTAACTTGTTCGCGTAAACCAGCTAGGTACGCAGGGTCGCTAAGCGCCTTTGATAACTCTTGCGCTGTTAGTTTGCCTTGTGAGGATAAATCTTTTAACGCACCGTAGCTCACGCCCATTGACTTAGCCAGTTGACGCAGAATCATTGGTGCGCCTTCAGCTACCGCCAAGAACTCTTGACCGTTGATTTTTCCAGAGCCAAATGATTGGCTTAGTTGAAGCATTACAGAGTTTGTTTCTTGAACTGTCGCGTTACTTACACGTAAGCTTAATGCGACAGATTCTGATATGTCACCGATTGACTGCTGACTTGCGCCAAAGTCTCGCAAGTTGTTTGCAAGCCGAGCGTATAGAACACCGATTGCGCCAATGTCAGACTGAGATGCACGAGCAATTTTAACTACTCGGTCATAAGCCTGCCCATACTGCTCAACGCTTTTGGTAGATAGTTTTAACTGTGCATCAAATCGTTTGTACTCATCAGCAAGCTTAACTATTTGACCAATAGAAACAACGCCAACAAGACTTGTAAACGCACGCTTAGCAACATTAACTGATTTCTCAATGTTGCCCATAGCCGCGTCAACGGTCTTATTGGCTTTGTTCATGTCTGATTGCAAACGAGCTATGTCTGCAAACAGTTTAATTTCAATTGAGCCTGCGGTAAGTGCCATAATTGAACCTTTAACGTAAAATACTTTTGATATGATTTGCAAGCTTCTCTGGCTCTTGCTCAATCACTCTGCCCGGTGGAGGGCAATCTGGTTTTCCAGACAACTGAACCTGCTCAACATAAATTGCAGATGCTTTGCGTATTATACTTAATTCCCACGGTTTTAGTGAAATTCCGTGTTGGTTTTGCCAAGATTCAATTTCTTGCCAACTGAGTGGAACTTGCCCCATTCCAGAATGAGTACATGCCCCTATGCTCATTAAAAATTCAAACAGATAACTACAAGTTATCTCAGGTAAAATTATTTCTTTTTCCTCTGAGATAAGTTTCTCAAAACGAGACGTTTCCTGTTTTTCAGGTACCGTGTGCAACCACACATAGTACCTGACGTAATTATTTAATTCGCTGGCAAGTTGGGCATAAAATTTTCCGTTTCATTCAGAAACTTTTCTACCTGCTCAGTAATGTAATTGAGTTTTGGGTTTGAGTATAAAGCCAAAGCACCGCCATCGATAGGGAAGTTATCAATAGATGCTGTAACTGCCGCATAAAATTCAGCCTGTAATTGACGGTTTTCTTCTGCTGCATTTTTAGATTGTTTGCCACGTAGCATTGCAATTGAACGAGTTTGCACAGCGTTGTCTAGCTTGTACTTTGCGTTTACGAACTGCTTTGAGCCGGGGCCATATAAGTTAATAACAACAGCTTTGCCACCTACTACCAATTCATCGCCTTTTGGGTTTTGAACGGTTAATGCTGCTGTGTCTAGTGTTTCAAATTGTGATAAATCAAAATCTTTAGCCATAATAAATCTCCGTTAAAAAACTCCGTAAAAAAGCGGGGCGCGTGACGGAGGAACACGGGTTGTCAGCTTGCGCTCAAGCCCCTAAAACATTAAGCGCCTAATACTTCAACAATACCAACACCTGCGGTATTTGTAGTGATAGACAACGATACTGCTGCCATACGCATTGTGTCAACACCACCAGTTGCTTTAGTTAGTGTCAATACTTTAGCTTGGAAATAATCTACATCACCACCCGGATAAGCTACTTTAAAACTGAAATCCGCATCAGAGTTCAATGCTGTTTTCAAAATAACCATACCAGCGTCATCACTGTCATAAGCCAAAGATAATGCTTTTGAACCCTCGTTAAAAGAACCCTTGAATTTGCGGGTGCCACGAGTGTCGATTGGGTTAAATGTAACTTCAGCGTATTCACGACCGTGTTCGCCACCGTCTTCAATATTGCCAATTACTGTCCATGTTAATGCTGCATAACCAGTGCTATCAAATGTTGCTGGTGCTGCCGCACTAACGCTTACAACGGTTCCTGCTACTGTTCCGATTGCCATAATAACTACTCCTTAAAAAAATTAATTTCCATGAGCGATACGAAAATCAATAGTAGAATAATGAATACCTATATCATCATCCCTAAAGTCCGCACCAACCACATCTTTTATAACACTATCTACTTGCACACCGTTGAATGTACCCTGACGATGATTACAAGCCGCATCAACTAAAGCGGCAATTTCCTTAACTTGCGGATAAGTTTTTGCAGCAATAGTAACCTGAACTCTACTTCTCAATCTATTCGTAGTCAAACCGATAGAAGTTTGTTCCACGCTAGATACTAACATATATGCAATAGCGGGCAAAGTGGTGTCCAAAGGGATTAAGCTCGGATAGATTCTGGCCTTTGGAACTTTAGCAATAAGCCCTGTGTTCGTTGACAATATGTTGAAAATAGCTTTTTCTGCTGACATTAATCATTCCCTTCAGGCGCTGGCACATATATGCCTTGCTTTGTTAATCGTTCTCTAATTCGCTTCATTACTGCAACTATTGCTTCTTGATTCTTAGCGTCATAAGCAGGCCGCATAAATGGATGCGCTTTTGCGCCTTTATGTAAAACAAAATTAGCAAACCTAGTCGAACCATCACTTGCTTTAAATTTTAGCTTTTTACCCTTCTTAGGATATATTATGTGCGCGGCAGTTCCAAACTCAACAAACTGAGCGTAGAAAGCACTTTGGTCTGTGCCTTTACTTTTATTCTTTCTACCACCAGCGCGAGCGTAAGCTTCTACCCCACCTTTTTTAACGTTGCTGCTTGTTCTTATACTTGCTTTTAATTGCCCCATATCCACAGGCACGTTTTTCTTAGCCTCGTTTGCAACAACTCTTGCCCCCGCTCTCAAAGCAGAGCGCATAATGTTTTTCTCAATATTAAGTGGCAACTGATTTAAAAACTGCATTAGCTCTTTGCCGCCTTTTATATTTACATCACTCGCCATTTTCTGAGTAGTCCTCACAGGTAAACTCAATCGCTTGCCTGCGACCTATTTCAGCTGGCTTAGTAACGATATTAAGCACTCTGTTATCTCTGTCGAGAAGCACCAAGCGCATTGCGGCAGTCACTGTAGGGTCATACCTCATTAGCACTTTACAAGGCTGTTTAAGAAGCCGCAAATCGTTGTTAGTCTGCTCTTGCATCCGAGTAGTTATATCTTGAACTTGCGCCCAACAGTCTTTATAAGTGTCCCACGTCACAATTTCCGAGCCATAGTTTTCATCTCGAACAACTACTTTTTGCTCAATCCTAACGTAGCGGTCAAGTTTGCCGATTTGCATTTATACCCCCAAGTTTAATCTGTAGGATTGCAATAGGTTGTAAACGCCCATCGGTAAAGAGTTAAATGTCACTTTGGTTGATGATGCGTAGTCTTCTTGACGGTTTTCGTAAGCACTACCAATCAAAAGAAACATCGCTGATTTTATCGGTGACGGCAAAACGTTTACGCCTGTGGTGCCAGTATATCCTGAGACATATTGAATTGTAATTGAATTTTCTCTAAAAGATACTGGCGGGTAATATTGACCCGGTTCTAAATAAATAGCGTTATCAAAGTAATCAACATAATATATGCTAGTTGATAAAGTTTGTAGAACATTAGACCTATCGAGATAAGTTACTGAAGTTACTGATTGCACAGGCGACAATGGCAATTCAATTTTGTCTGCAAACTCACTTAACTTGACCGTGACTGTTTGTGTTGCCAATGCTTTTTGTAAATAATTCTCACACCATTCACGCGCAGAAGTAATAGCCACTTGAATGTAATCATCATCAGGGTGAACAAGCGGATAGCCGAAAGGCTCAACACGTAAATGTTTACGGGCTTCGTCTAAGGTAATCGGCTCAACTGTTGCTTTGGTTGTAACTTGATATTTCATAATGTCACCAATCAATTTTAAATGTAACGTGCTTTAATTTCTGCTACTTTATCAAGCCACACCTGTTTGTCAATCTCTCCACGCTGCCATTTGAAAAATAAAGGGTCAGATTCGTTGCGGTAAGCTTCTAAACGCTGATACTCGTTTTCCAATTCTTGTTGCGCGGCAATTTCTTCAGGCGTTGGCGGAATAGGGTCAGGGTCAGGTACCCAACCAAGCCAGTAGTCATCTTGCTCCCAAATGTAATCTTGGGTAACTTGTTTTGGGTAGGACGTACCTGTATGTTTACCAAACATTGACGGATTCCAACCACCCGAAATAGCAAGTTGCTCATTGTTTTTTTTTAATACGTAACTCATAGCCCAAATCTCCCTTTGATGCCGTCATATAAATCTGTTAAGTTTGTAGAAGTAAGTGCTGTACCTTCCCACATAGCATGGCAAGCATACAAAGTTCCAGATGAGTTTATCGAAGATGTGCCATTTACAGTACCAATTTTAGCCGTTTGTGTTGAAGCACTTGCTGAAGGAGATGTGTATGTTTGTGTTCCAGAGTATGTTGTCCCATTTAATATAGCGCTCCAGCTCCCACTACTTTCAGTGTAACTTAGAGCAAGTACATTCCAACCTGATGGGGAGGCGCTAGTTAAATTTACAAAAATTTGAGTTGTTGCGCCATTTGAAACAACTAATGTAACATTCCCGACATTAGTTGTTAATATACGAATACCAACCGCATTAGTTGCTGAGTTTGTAGAAAATATACGAATTAAACTATTAGATGCGGGCTTATAAAAAGCCACCACAAAGCTAAATACAGCATTGTTTTTGTGTAAATTTTCCATCCATGTTTCATTGGAAGTGTCATAAGTAAAGTAATCTGCTCCATCAAACGACCAGTATTCAGATGAGCTTAGCCCGCCAGCACTGCCATTAAATGTAGGGTCTGACCCCTCGCTGCTTCCTGTTGCACCTCTAAAGAAATCATACCCATTGCCGCTAGTATCTAACCATTTAGTAGTCTGTACAGCAGGGTCATAACTAGCATCGTCTCCAGCATCTAAACAAAGTTTTAAGTTTGTGGTTAATCCTAGTCCGTTAATGATGTCATAAAGCGACTGATTGCCACCACCAGATTCAGCATTAACGGCTAGCAGTTTTAAAATATTCATTATGGGCTACCTACAACAGAACCATAAATTGTACTACCTACTTTCCACAATAAAACCCAAGTAAAGCCAGTAGTTGCTAATGTTGGTGCGCTTGCTGTGCCCCCTGCTTTAACCCATGTAACTGCGACCGTTGTCCATGTGATTGTGTAAGCTGTGCCGTCATCAATGCCAAGTAACACACATTGCCCTGCTTCAAAGTTGGTAGCAGCAGGAGTTCTGTTAGCACCAAGTGTTACTGTTTGGATAGAACCATTAGCAGGGTCAATCTCAAAAGCTGCACCGTCGGTAATCGTATATACAGTGTCTTTTAATTCTTGAAAAGTTTGTTGTGCCGTAAAAGTCTGAGCAACGTTTAGTTTTGCGTTATTAACATCGTAACCAACTTCAATAACACTTTCTGAACCATTATCTTTTTTAAGATAAAGCTTACCGTCATAAGTGTTCATTGCAAGCTCACCTAATTGAAGCTGAGCTGTGGTCGGCACCGCACTTGCAGTAGCCGACCTTTTTAATTTAACTACATTTGCCATTTGGCTTCCCTCTCATTGCTATATAGCAGGGTTTAAATTATTTAGAATGTACCGCCATCAATAGTTATACCGTCAATTGTACCGCCAGTAATCGCTACGTTATTTGCAGCCTGAGTGCTCATTGTACCCAAACCAGTAATATCTGTGTTAGGGATTGTGCTAGCGGCAGTTAATGCAGAAGTACCTGTACCTTTAACGTAACCTGTCAATGTCGTAGCACCAGTACCGCCAGCTGTAACTGGTAATGTGCCTGTTGTCAGAGCTGAAGTCGATGTTGCGTAAACTGCGCCACCAGACGTAAATGATGTTAAGCCTGTACCACCTTTAGTTGTGCCGATTGTTGTCGCGTTCCACGTACCAGTAGCAACCGTACCAAGCGTGGTGATTGATGTTTGACCAACATAAGTTGATGCAATATCAATTGCATCAGCAGTAACACTGATTCGGTTAGAAGTACCACCAACAGCAAACGTACTACCTGTTAATGTTAAACCATCACCAGCTGTATATGTGCCTGCACCTGAGAACTGTGCCCATGTGATTGCTGTAGTATTTAAAGTACCGCCAGTGTTAGCTGTACACACCCATCCTGTGTCGGCTTGAGTTGAACCTTCTTCAACAAACACAAACGCGTTTGGAACTTCAGTCCAAGCGTCCATGTCTGTTGCACGTGACCACGCTGTGGCAGAAGCAACGTAAATACCGTTCTGTGACGCTGTAGATTGGTTTTTAACTAAAACTCGCTCACCCGCAGTAACCGTTACGCCATCAATAGTCAACAGACCACTTAACGTTGCAATATTGGCAGTAGTAGCCACACCTACTGATTGTTTTGGGTCAAGACCTTGCGCAACGCTATCTACGTAACCTTTATTTGCGGCATCAGTATCTGTTGTAGGTGTAGCCAGACCTGTAATTTTCTGGCTGTTCAATGATACTGACGCGGTAGGCGCTGCCATTTGGTCAAGACGATTTGTTTGAACCTCAGTGTCAAAGTCAGAAATTTTAGACGCGGTTAAAGTTGGAATGTCAGTCGCAGCCAATACACGGAATGTAGGCGCACCGGCAGAACCGTTAGGTGCGGCAAAAACAGTATTTGCAGACTGAGAAGCTAATGTACCAGTAAGCGTGCCGCTACCAGTTACAGGTGAGCCTGAAACGGTAATAAAGCTAGGCAAAGCCAATGCAACGCTAGTTACGGTACCAGAGCCTGTGCCAGCGCCAATAGCTGTTCTAAATGTAGAAGCATCAAGGGTTGAAACAGTGTTGTCCGCGTTTACCCGTACAAAAGTGACAGAGCTTGGGTTTGCTAAAGTAAAAAAGTTACTACCGACAGTCGTTGCGCCGTAAGCAGTTCGCGCACCAGCAGCAGTGGTTGCGCCAGAGCCTCCGTTAGCGATAGCCACGGTGCCAGTAACGTTTGCTGAAGTACCTGTAACAGAACCAGAGATAGGGGAACTGAATGTTTTAGTTCCAGCAATTGTTTGGTCGCCAGTTAATCCAACATAAGCACCTTTACCACCAATCGCTTCAATAGTTGTTGCCGTACCGCCCGCACCGCCAGTACCTTTACCGTAGTATAGTACGTCATCAATTTCGTTAAATGCTAATTCTGCATTTTCCAATGAAGCTGGTGCGCCAGCAGCCCCGCTACTGCGTCTTTTTACTCTAATTGTGTTTGCCATTGTTAAAGCTCCTTAAAAATTTCCACCATCTGATAGTGTCTCTTGCCTGCGATTATACCAAGCCGCACCGTTAAACCCTAACACATCGCCATTAATGGCATCTGATACGGTAACGCCATACCCACCAATATCATTAGCCCCAGAAGGGCCTTGCGGGCCTTGTGGGCCAACAGAAACAATTTCAACAATAGTTGGCTGAGGGTTTTGATAAACTTCAACTATTTCTGGAGCCAAATCTCTTATGATTTCAACGACATCTGTAGTCATCTTGTCACCTCTGCTGAAATAGCTACAGTCCCCTGAAGCAATCTTGTTACGGTGCCGTCAGCGCTTTGAAGTTCTAAATCATATCTAGCAGGAACGATAGGCAGGGCAGAAGTATTGGTTGCAGAGACTTCAATATTAATAGAACCATCAGAACCCAATGTTACCCCGCTACCTTCAGTTAGATTTAAAAGAATAGCTTCTGTTTTCAATTGCCTAACTTGCATTCTACCAATGTAAGTTGTTAAATCAATAGGCACACCTTCGCTGTCTTTCCAGACAAATTCTTGCTGGTAAGTAGCGCCTTGCTCGATAAGTATGTCGTAATTGGCTGCTGGCATATCTACTCCAAGTCATAATTTCTTTTAAAAACAAATGTAGCCACATTGTCGTTTTTGTAAATATTTTCAAGCCAATTAATTTCTTGAACTTGAAACCCAAACGGACGCATAAAATTAGTTAGGCCTTGAATTGTAAAATACCAAAATTGGCCTTCAACTTTTACCATTTCGTTAATGTCACCATAAATCGGGCAAGATATAAACACATATTCGTCAGCGCCAGACAAATGCAATCTAGGGTCGGCTATTAAATGCAACGTCTTCCAAAACGTAAGCGCTGTAGCGCCTTTAAATGGGTGTCGATATACCTTAGCCTCAACCAGCCATTTTAAATCAGCCTCGTCAGTGGTAAAACACTTGGTATTTTCTCTAGCGAGGGTAAAATCTTTAGTCCCAATATCAAGAACGTCTAATTTAGTAAATTTATTTACTAATTCTGCTCGGCTTGATTGCAAAGCCGAAGGCTCTTTAGTTTTTGACGTTTTTATTGTTCTTGTTGCATAAAAACCGATACCTAATTCAGGTAATAATTGTAATTCATTTTTTGCAAAAGTTTCAAAAATCATATTAACCTTTAATCTTTAACAAATCAAACGCGCTAAGGGCGTTCTTCCCATCTTGCCCTAAAAATACCTATAGCATCATTGCCGTCAGTATTTGTTAAAACAATATAAAAAGTACCTTCTGAAAACCCTTGTGGCGATGCTTCAGTAGCGGTAGAAGCAGCTGCCTTGTTAGGATTAGCGCCGCTAAACAAAGTAAGCACATCAACGACCACCCCGCCAGTATGCGTACCGCCAGTTGACATTGTTATTTGACTTGTATAGTTTGAAGAAGTGGTCATCACGTTTGTTTTAAGCACTGGCAATGATGTTCCGAAGCTACCACCTTCAGTTCCACCTACTCGCAATTCAATTCTTAACTCAGCAAGCTCAAGCTCAGCCCCGAAGGTTTGCAAAATTGTATCAACATTTGATATCACTTTAATTACTCTAGTTTGGCCAGACGGGATTGAAAACTCGTAAAAAGTTCTAAACTCACGGCCTGCAAAGAATCCGGTTTGCCCAACATCTACCTTCAATCTTGCGTAAGCGCCATTAGCGTCTGTCATTAATACCTTAGGCGGGTAAGCCTCCACTCGTTCTGCATAAGTGCCATCACTCATATCAACCAAGAGTTTTCTAACTTCTTGCCAGAATGGAAACTTAATATTCATAATACTATCCTAATTTTTTAGTAGCTTTTTTTGGCTTGTCTTCAACAGAATCGCTAGGCGCTTGTCTTACCACTTTCGTTTGATACAACTCGACCGCACCGCGCTCAAGATAAATATTTGCTTGTGAATCAGTCAACTCAATTGTTGAGCCAATTTTAACTTTACCTAATTTGTCATGGTAAATAGTTTTCAATGTTTTAACCTGCATGATACTCTCCTCGATAAAAAAGGGGCATATTTCAGCCCCTTTATTTTCTAACTACTAAGCTGCTGCTGCTGTGAAGTCACCGTAAAGAATACCAGTTGGGCGGTCAACACCAAGACCCAAGCGTTCTTCAGCACGAATTGTCACTAAGTTTTTAGTGAAGTCGTCGTTAATGTAACCCATTTCAACAGTTGAACCTTCGCGGTTGTAAACCATTGCAGAGCCGTTCAAGTTACCAATCAAGAATTTGCCAGCAGGCATATTGTTTGACATAACAACACGAACACCAAATGGGTTTACGCTTGCGAACTGACCGGGCATACCATATAGGTATTGACCAGTACCAGCGCCTTCACGTGTACGCTCCATTGCGCCCCAATCAGCAGGGTTTACAATTACTGTGTCTGGTGCATTACCGATTGCCCACAATGCGTATTTAGCGCGGTTGATGGCATCTGTCAACAAGTCACCAGCGGTAGCTGTATAAGCTGTAAAGTTACCTGAATCTGTCAAGCCTGACAACTGTGGTGAAGTGCCGTTACCCAACAACAATTGGCTGTCAATTTTTTGAGCCAAACCGTCACGCAAACGAGTGTTGATGTAAGCTGCGATAGCTGGTGCATCGGCCAATAATTGGTTTGATACTTTAATCCAGTGAGCAACTGTTTCAACTGCAACATTGTATTGTGCAAATTCAATGTCAGATTCAGCTTTAGCGGCAGCTTGCGCTACGCCAGCAGCATCGTTTGTCCATGAGCTTTCGCGCAAAGCATTTACCATGTTGCTTGATACAGCCATTGATGGTAATACTTGACGAATAGTCAATGGTGCAAAGTCACCTGAGATAACGCCCGGTTTTTGCATTGGGAATACAGTTGTTGAACCTGATGTTACAGTGTTTTTAACTTCCATGCGGATAATAGCGTTGCGGCTGTTAGCGCTCAAGAAAGATTTAAACTGTTCTGATTTAATGAACTCGTCACCAGCAGTTTTTACAGAAACTTCTTCTTGTGCTTTAACACCGTCAGCCATTTTTTGACCGATAGCGGTAATTTCACCGTTAAGTTTAGCAAAGTCTTCAGCAAGTTGTTTAACTTCAGATTTAACTTCTGTGTCAACTTTAGATTTTTCTTCCAATTGACCGTGATACTGAGCCATTGATTTTTCAAGTGCTACTTGCTTTTCTGATAAAGCTTTCAAGCCTGTTTCAAGCATACCTTTGATTTCTTCAGACATTTTATGTCTCCTTAGTTAGATGTTGGCAATTTAATGCCGATGGTATTAAAAATATTAGCTATATCTTGCTTTTGTTTTTCTGATTCAGCATCACGCTGATACAGAGAGTTGATTCTACTAACAAGATGCTTCGCATCAACCCTTGAGAAACCGCCAACATCACGCAGTAGGTTCTCAATTTCTTTAATGGAGCCAGCCTTATCAAGTAAGGATTTGACTTCACCTATTCGCGCTGAAATATCTGCTGGTTCTTCAACCACGCTAATCTCAACTAAATCAATTTCTTTTAGCAAACGTCTGTCGCTATCAAGTTGGTTAAACGCTTTAACGCGGTAACCAATAGACAGACCGTCAATTGCGCCATGCTTCAATGAGGCAAACACGTCTTGGGCTTTAGAGTGACCCGGTGTCAATTCACCTTCAACATACAAACCTTTTTCATCCTCGCGGATGTTTGTCCATTTACCAATCACATCACCATAATGATTCCAGCGCATACGGATTGGGCGCTCACGGCTTTCAAGGGTATTTTTGTAAGCACCCATCTCAATCGTATCACCGTAAGAATCAATGCCGCCAAATACTGAGGCATAGCCACTAAATGCAAATGCAGCACCCGCAAATTTAATTTCTGTTTGTGCTAACGCTATCTGTTTAATTTCCATTGTTACCCCCTAATGGGTCGTTGTCTAAATTATTGATGCTTTCAATGTCGTCAAGTTTAACGTTTGCGCCTTGCATAAATAAGCTATCCCCACCTTCAGCGGCTGGAAGCCCTTCCATTTTACGCGCTTCGTTCGGTTTAAGAAAGCCGCCATAAATGCCGATGCGGTATGAATCAAAACGTGTTTTTAAATCTGACCTTGTAAGTGCGTTAAAGTCAAACTCAACCTCGTACCTTGGTGCGTCAACACCTTCCATTAAGTTTGCAATAATGGATGCCTCTATCTTTTCCATTAGTGGGCGCAAATTTAATTTATAAAAACCTGACACAAGCTGCTCAACACCGCTTCCCCACGTAGTCGAACCTGCTGTGTCATTTACCAAAACGCTAGGTACCCCGTACCAACGACAAATCTCGCTAATCTGAAATTGGCGAGACGCTAACAATTCAATATCTTGTGGTGACAAACTAATGGCATCAAACTTCATGCCACCTTCAAGCACCATCAGTCTGTCTTCTTGACCGTTTGATAATGTGTAAAACTTGCTACGCATTAAGTCACGTTGCTCAGTCGTTAAAAACTTGTCCATTGACAACACGCCACTTGGTTTACCACCGTTAGCGTAAATCTTAGTGACAGCCTTCTCAGCCGCTTGCGCGATACCTAGTGTATTGCGCTGATAAGCTAACGGGCTAAGGCCAATTACCCCATTGCCCATTAATTTTAAGTGCCAAATAGATTTTTCAGCGTAAACATTAATTCCTTCGCCAGTATCGTACTCGTAAACCAGCGAACCGTCTTTCATCAACGTAACTTCCATGCTTGCTGACATTAACGGCAACAAACCTACAATCCTGTCGCCAACACGCTGCACTAAGCAGTAAGCATTGCCAGAAGTGAGCAAATTAAGCAAAAGCGTCTCAAAAAACTCCACTTTTGTCTGATAACGGTTCACTTTTCCGCTAAAAAGTAGCTGTAAAGGGTGATTTTTGGCAATTTTTCTGCCATTTTCATCCACTTTATACAGAGTTAATGGCAGACTTGCGATAGTTTCAGAGATTAATTTGACACAAGCCCATACCGCAGACAGTTGCATCGCAGTATCAAAGGTGACAGGGGTTGCAGATTCTTGAGCATAACCCAATGGGGTGCCATATTGAATACCTGTCAGCCTGCGTAAGCCATCTTGCATCCAACTACCAATTCTAGTAAAAATATTCATATTGAAATGGCGTTCCTTAAAAATTCGTCAAAATTGTCTTCAGCTTCTTGCGGCATAACGCCAACAGCTTGAGCCAAAGCCTGCATACCATCAATCCTACCGTTTGCCTTCTGCTTAGTAAACTTTCTGTTACCCGCAGGGTCATTTACAGTAATAGCGTTTGCTGCACACATAGTCAAAACTGGATGATTGCCGTGTTTTAACTGTTTCTGCAATAATTTAGATTCTAGCTCACGAATTGCGGGTGACATGGAAACAAATCCCTGCCCAAACTCCACAAACTTTTCAAGCTCGTCTTCATCAAAGCCTACTTTTTCAAGCCACGGCTTTAAAAATTTCATGTTGTACCTGTCAAATGCAAGCTTTTTAACGTTGCAGGTATCAAATATATCACGTAACTCTTGGGCGATAAACTCATATTCAATTGACCTGCCGGGCGTGGTAATTAAGTACCCGTCTTTTTCCCACAAATCATAAGGAACTCTATCAGTTCTCGACTTCTCAATCAAGCCCACTTCTGGTAGCCAGAATCGAGAGTGAACATCGCCATTATCACTTACAAGTACCAATGCGGTCAAATCGTTTACAGACGACAAATCCAACCCAGCATAAACAGTCATCCCCTCAAGCTTTTCTGGCATCTCACCGTTTTCTTGCCACACTGAGCGAGTGACAAACGGATTAGATGATTCAACTCTTTGGTTGAGAATTAAGTTACGGTACGATGATTCTCGGCTCGGCATCCTTTTTGCATCAGACGCTTGCTTCATCACTTCGTCTTTATTCATCAACTTGTAATGCGGGTTGGCCTTTTTAATTGATTCTTCCGAGAATGGGTCGTCATCCATCGGTGTCGTATATAAAATAACTTTAATTGTTGGGTCGGCCCCAGTTAAAGCATCGTCAATCAGTATTGAAAGCAAGTCAGAATCAGTCGGTGCCTGCGTACTAATCACAATACTAAGAGGTGAAGCTTGAGCGCCTGCCGCAGTCTCAAGTGCTTCAAACAATTCTGAACGCGGCCCTTTAACTTGACCCAGCTCATCGTGAATAATTAAAGACGGGCTCAAGCCATAAGCCGTAGCCGCATCAGCAGATAAAGCGCGATACAGGGTACCAAGCTCGGTACAGTACAATTGCTTAGCCGTGTCACGAATACCTACAAACTGAGATAGGTTTGGCGACAAGCGCACCATTTTGGCGCACAAGCTAAAAAGAATTGAAGCTTGGTCACGCGATTGAGCTGCCGAGAATATCTGACCGTTTGGAACGTACTCAGGCCCAACTAAATGCAGCAATGTTATTGCAGCAGAAAAAGTAGTCTTGCCATTTTTACGGCCCATTGAATCAATGAACATCCGAGTTGGTGAGCCGTAAATAAGCTCCATCCAATCTTTCTGTTCATCGGTTAATTTAAAAGGCTGTCCAACTAATCTGCCGTCTGGGATATAAAGATTTTCTTCAATCCACGCAATATTTTGTAAAGTGCGTTTTGATAATTTAGCCATATTAGTCTTCTACTGCTTCAGACATCTCCCACGGCTTTTTGTTTTTGCTTCCACTTTTTGCTAGATTACTAGCCGTCTCTGGGTGTAGCGATTGTCTGGTGATACGCAATGAGCGAGCAACAGCATTTGCAGCGCGTGATTCACGCTCAGCCATACCAAGCAGTCGGTCATAACGTTTTAAGCCGTCATCATCAGCAAGCCATGAACGGTCAAAGTTGAGAATCTCGTCAGCCAATATCCTGCCTTGCACAACATGGCGGCAATACATTTCAAGAATGGGGATGTGCGTTGGCGTAAACACACTGGCAGGCTGGTCATTGACCACTTCTTGCCATACCGACATCTCGGCATCGGTCATGTGCGCTGGCGCAGGTAGCCGTTGGTTGGTAACTAAGACGCTAGCTCTGGGGCTAACAATCTCGTTCTGTGATTTTCTTCCGCGTTTTATCATGATTTCAATATTACACCAATTATTACGAAAATTATTGACATTCTAACATTTTTTCTACGGAAGCAATCCATCTAAAAGCTACGAGTTTATGAAAATAGAGGGTCAGGGGCGGTCGTTATAGGGAAAATGGTTTTACTTTTTGCCTAGCCCCTGCCACGCAGGGCACTGCCGCGCTCGTGTGGCATGAGATAAAAGCGAGGCAATGGCATAATATAGGTTAAAAAAATAACGCGTTAAAACGCGTTAAAATGGCCTTACTAGTTATACCAATGGGAGGCGCTATCAAGGGGGGCGCCAGTTATATCTGCACCGAGTATCACGCCTCGCGTCTCAAATAGTTTTTTATGCTTATCATGGCAAAGCTTGCATAAGCTTTGCAAGTTTGAAGGGTTTAGGAATAGCGTTTTATCGCCTTTGTGAGGCTTGATATGGTCAGCTATTGTGGCACCAGTGATAAGGCCTTGTGCCTCGCACATTGCGCACAATGGGTGCATTGATAACTGCGCACTGCGCAGCGCTTTCCATTGTTTAGAATTGTATAGGTTATGATACTTAAAACGCGCGGTATTATTCATGCCGCAAAGTATAGGCAATAAAAAGCCCGCATAATAGCGGGCTTAGTATTTATTTGATATTGATAAGATAGATTAGTAAAGCTATAAAAAACTTTATTAAGCTAATACTAATTTGAAAGATTAAGATTATGTAGGCCATAATTAAAGCGCACTATTCAAAAAATCGTTATATTGCTTTACTGATATATCCATAGCGCTAGAATCTCTTATACCATTAATGCTTAGTATCTGTACCCATGTATTATAGGCTTTATACTGAACCTCGCACCCGTTTACATTTTCGCTTAAACATACCCATGAATTTTTTAATGCTTTCCGTTTCGAATTGCATAAT